AGGCAATCAAAGGGAACCGTGCCCACAGCTACATCTTCACGGGGCCGTCCGGTACCGGCAAAACCACCCTAGCACGTATCCTGGCCAATGAGTTTGCCGGGGGTCAGGCTACCGTAGCCAACATCGAGGAAATAGATGCCGCGTCTAATTCTGGGGCTGACGCTATTAGAGATATTGTTAACCGCAGCTTTTATCGTGCAATCGGTAACTCTGGGGTCAAGTGTATCATCTTGGATGAAGCGCACAGATTGTCAGCAGCAGCATGGACAATTCTCCTCAAGCCGATAGAGGAGCCACCCAAGCATGTGTACTGGTGTCTGTGCACTACCGAACCTGGGAAGATCCCCAAAACCATCCAGACTAGATGCCTGAAGTATGATCTCAAACCCGTAGGGGAGGAACTGATTTATGAACTCTTACAATCTGTGGCTGAGGTTGAGGGATTTGAAACCCCCGACGAAATCCTTGCGGCGCTTGCCGAAGATGCAGGCGGTAGCCCACGCCAGGGTCTGGTTTGGTTGGAAGCCTGCGCCCATGCGAAAAGCGTCAAAGAAGCACGTATCATCATACAAAGTGCAACGCAAAGCCGTGAGGCAATTGATCTTGCTAAATGGCTACTCGCCGGGCGTGGCCAGACATGGGCTGAGGCCGTTAAGTTTGTTAAGGCCCTTGAGAACACCGATGCGGAAAGTTGCAGGATAATGCTAATGAACTACTTCGCCAGCGTGCTGCTAAACACCACTGGTGACGACAAGGCACGGCAGGTACTGGCGCTCATGGAACCGTTCAGAAATTCCTTCAATTCAAGTGACCGCATGGCCCCGTTGCTGTATAGCATCGCGATGGCCATCAACCTGGATTACCGGCCATGACCGTAGACATTGACGAGTTCAGGAAATACCTTCGCATAGACAAGCAGGCGCTGGATGATGAAGTCATGCAGCAGCCTGCTCTGTTCTTTGAAGTGTCTGAGGCTTACGCTCAGGCAGTAGCTGAACGCGATGCTCTTAAGGAAGAGCTGAACGCAACAGATGGCAAACTGTTTGTTGACTGCCGCTTCCGTGACGCCAAGACCACAGACACAGCAATCAAAAGCCGTGTTGCCGTTGATCCTGTTCATCAACGGGCATACACTGAATGGTTAGAAGCCAAAGAGTATGCAGACCGTCTGGGGGCACTAAAAGACGCCTTTTTTCAAAGAAGCGAGATGCTGAAGGCCCTTGGCAGGCTCTACGCCAGCAACTACTTTGAGCAAGCGGCCCTGAAGCCAACACAGACTACCGATGCTATGGTTTACCAAAGGAGGCGCGAACGGCTGGCATTGAACAGACAAGCTAAGAAGTAAAACCAAAACCCAAAGGTGAAAAGATGTCACGAAGCTTCAAATATCAAGAACGGTCCAAGGATGATTGGCGTGAACGGGCCAACATGAAAGGCGGCCAGTTCGACACCTACATCAAGCCCGCCTATAGGCTGTACAAGGCCAAGGACGGCAAGAATGTCATCCGCATCCTGCCCCCAACTTGGGAAAAGGCCAGGCATTACGGCTATGACATTCACGTCAACTACCAAATCGGTCCTGACAATCAGGCATACCTGTCATTGTCCAAGATGCTGGGTAAGCCGGACCCCATTGCTGAGGCCAGAACCCAGGCTGAACGTGAGGGCGACGAAGCCCTGGGCAAGGCCCTGCGACCTACCCACCGCATCCTGATGTGGGTCATTGACCGCCTGGATGAAGAGCAGGGGCCGCAACTGTACCCGGCCCCGTTCAGCAAGGTGGACAAAGCCTTCATCAACCTGGCCTACGACCAGGATACGGGTGAAATCATTGAGGTAGACAATCCTGAAGATGGCTGTGATATCCGCTTCTACAAAGAGGGGGCCAACCTGGGAACCGACTACCCAGCCAGCAAGATGCGGCTGCTGGAACCTGGGCCTATCTCCGACGATGAGAAGAAACAGCAGCAATGGCTGGATTACGTTGCTGAGAACCCAATCCCGGACTGCCTGAACTACTACGACTACGATCACATTTCCGGTGTGTTCAATGGCGGGGCACCAAAGCCCAAGGATGAAGACCCTGAGCCTGCGCCCCGCAGCAGGAAGCGGCCTGAGCCGGAACCAGAGCCTGAGAATGACCCTGAGACGGAACCGGCACCGCGACCTGCATCACGACGGGCTAGGCCGGGTGATACTTCGCCTGAGGAGGAAGCTGCGCCCAAAAGTGAAAGCCTCAGGGACCGCATCAGGCGTAGGCACCAAGGCGGTGCCAAGCCAGCTGAGGAAGACTGAGCTACTGCGCAGGGGCGGCATTGACCCGTTAAGGGGGGATCGCCGCCCCCTTTCTCAAATACTGAATGATCACATCCCCTATGAGGAATGGAAAAATGAGATACCGTAAAAAGCCCATTGAGATTGAGGCCATTCAAATGCCTTCGCAGGTTGGTGACCTTACCAATGCCCCACAGTGGCTAACGAGCGCACTCAGTACGGGTGTTGTTTATTATACGAGCCGCGCTCAGTTCGCCGTCAGAACGGCCGAGGGTATCATGGAAGGCCATGTTGGGGATTGGGTTATCCAAGGGATTGAGGGCGAACTTTACCCCTGCAAGCGAACGGTTTTTGAGGCTACGTATGAACTCGCCCCGACTGGTATCCCACTGCTTGGCAGCTAAGGGTTCAGGGAGAAAAATAATGCTGAGACTATTTGTAGTCGTTTTTGTGCTTGCAACTGTTGTGCCCGCAATGGCCAAGAAGCCAGCCGAGTGGTGCCTTGGAAATGGGTGCATCACAGGTGGGGCACCCTTGGCCGGTGGTTCATCTGACATGCTGGCATGCTGGCATGGCATAAGTGTCGTCCTGGTGAGCCAAACGTCTGCAGAAAATGGTCAGTTGAGAAGCCCAAATGAGCAAGCGTGAAAGACCTAAGATAACCAAAACATCGTACTTCGTCAGTGAGAAGCCGGGGATCAATTTCATTTCCAGCGGCTGTACGCTATTGGATTGTGCCCTGGGTGGGGGTTATGCCATCGGCAGGATTGTCAACATTGTCGGTGACAAATCCACTGCTAAGACAGCACTGGCCGCTGAGGCCATGATCAATTTCCTTCTAAAGCACCCTACAGGGGCCGTCCGTTACTGTGAGACAGAAGCGGCATTTGACTCCAGTTATGCTGCTGCCATGGGCTTACAGATAGACAAAGTCGACTTTGGTGACCCAGGCAAGCCAATTATGACGGTTGAGGAATTTGCCCGTGACTTTGACAAGTTCCTTGACGCTCAAATCAAGGAAAAGTTGCCGGGCATTTACGTGCTGGACAGCCTTGATGCTCTCAGCGATGAAGCTGAAATGGAACGTGATGTGGGGGAGGCCAGCTACGGCATGGCCAAGGCAAAGATGCTGAGTGAGTTCTTCCGTAAGACCGCCAGGAGAATTGAGCAGAGTCAGGTGTTGCTAGTGGTGGTCAGTCAGGTACGTGAGAATATAGGGGTCACATTTGGTGAGAAGTACCGCCGTGCAGGTGGGAAGGCACTTGATTTCTATGCCTCGCAAATTTTCTGGCTGTCGGCTGTCAAACCGCTTAAACGTACAATTGCCAAAATTGAACGGACCTACGGCGTGATGATTTTGGCCAAAGTCAAGAAGAACAAGGTTGGGCTACAGTTCAGGGAAGCGTCGTTTGATTTCATCTTTGGCTACGGAGTAGATGATGTGGGGGCCAGCATCCGCTGGCTCAACGAAATTGGTTGCTTTGAGTCTGAAATTATGGGGCATCTTGAGTCTGAATATTCAGCCAAGGATTACCTTGCATTGCTTGCCAATATGACGGATGCTGAATACAACAAGGAGCGCCAGCTTTTGGCTATGGCAGTCAAGGAAGCTTGGGCCAAGGTGGAGACCAGTTTCTTGCCAACGAGGAGCAAATATGCGTAAGGGCGGGGGAAAGGCCAAGGGAAGTCAATTCGAAAGAGATGTATGCCGTGAACTGTCGCTCTGGGTCAGTCACGGCAAGCAGGAGGATGTTTTTTGGAGAAGTGCTATGAGCGGGGGCAGGTCCACGGTGGCCGCCCGTAAAGGTAAGCGTCTGGCAACGCAGGCTGGTGACATTTCTTCAATTCACGCCATAGGGAACCCCTTCACTGACAGATTTCTCATTGAGTGCAAATACTACGCCGACCTGAATTTCCTGGGGCTGCTGAACGGCAAGGGCAAGCTGCTTGAATTCTGGGGTGAGGCATTGGTGCAGGCCGCCGCTTACAGCAAGCTTCCATTGCTCGTTGCCAAGCAGAACCGCATGCTGACCATGGTTTGCTTGTGCAACATAGGTTCCAGGGAACTGGAATTGGACAAGCGCGCACTGCTGATTGTTCCGCAACGCGGTTTGCGTATAATCCCCCTCCATGAGTTTACCCAATACGCCACGAGGCCAACATGAGCAATGACAGGGTTAGTATTGGTCAGTTGATCAGGATAGCCGAAAACACAACCTGGGAAGCCTTTGAGGCCATGCCGGATGGGCGCTTGCTGCTGCAAGACCATGCCCAGACCCTGCTCAAAGGTGAAGAACCAGTGAACCAATTGCTGTGGGTATTTGAGATGCGGGTTGGATTGCACTTCGAACGGGCCATGCAGGCCATCATGTCCTGCGGTCATTTCATCAGGATGCGAAGCGCCG